AACTTTACCATTGAAGAAGTTGTAGATTTCTCCACGGAACAAATCAAGTGTAAAGTTATTTTTGTTGTATACTCTTTTGAAAGAGTTATCCAACTGTTTCCAAAGACCCACAGACATTCTGATGTCATCTGGACCATCTTGACGTACTCTACCTCCATGTCCCCACATTAAGTAAGTCTCAATATCAGTAGCAATTTTAGACAAGTGAGCAGCTTCCATATTTGTCAAGAAAGTTCTAGAAAGATCTCCATTGTCAAATGCTTTTTTCACTTTGTCTTTACCCATCACTTTAACCATATCTTCCAAAGATGTGATTGATGGATCCATAGTGTTTTTGTCAAATGTTCTCCAGATCTCAGTTACAGGAACTGTACCATCTGCATTCATACCACCTTTGATCATCAAATCTGCACGAGAAGAGATAGAATAATGTACGTGAGCTTCAGCTCCTCCTACATAGTTGTAGAATTCACGGAAACCTGTCTTAGTGATGATGTCAGAGAATCTTTCACCATATTCACCACGAGCAGAACCTTTTCTGAAAACTTTTGTACCATTAGACAAATACTTATTCTCTAGGAATTTGTAGTTGTCATTGTTCACTAACTGAACTGTATAGATGTAACCATCTCCAATTGGAAGAATATCTTCCTCAGTAATGTACATCTCTACCCCGTTGTATTTGTCATAAGTGATGATATCACCATGTCCAAATTCACGTCTGCTTAACTTGATGCGGAAGGTTGTTCCATCTACACCTTTAAAAGTGTTGTCTGGTTCAATATCCTCAACAATGTAAGGAAGCTCATTAGATACAGGTGTTTGCCACTTATACTCTCCACGAGCGTTATCAACCATAATTACATTCTTTCCACCGAAGCTAGACATTTGGTAAAGAGGCATTTCCACCTTCTGAGCCATAGCCCAAAGGTCTACTGGACCAAGGTCCATTGGTTCTGCATCCTTCAACATGTTAACCAAGTGGTAAGAGTCTACGTGTGAACTAGCATTGTAGTTGGTATCCCGTAGAAATATACCATTGTTTAAAACTGGAGTTGCCATTTTTATTTGTTATTTAAATTGTTACTAATTAAAATCTCTTAAACATATTTGAACTTTGTCTAGAGAGTGTTCTTTGAGGTTTGTTACTAGGTTTTTTCTTAAAGTCATCATCATCTGTTTGTGATGAAGATCCAAGTTTTCTAGACTCCTCAGTTTTCAATTGCCTTACTACTTTTTCAGTAGCAGCTCTTCCGCCTTGCTCTTTTACTCTGTTTCTGTATCCATCAGGATCAGAAAGTAACCAAAGTGCTTCAGCAATTAATCCGTGGTTAGGCTCAACAAACTGATACTTTTCTAGCAAGTGTCCAAGTAAGTTTGTTTGCTTTCCGGATATTGAAGGATAGTTAGGTTGAACTAATCCTGAATAAAGTAAACTTTGAGTTTTTCTATCCAGCTTTACTCCGCCAATTTCTCCTCCAAGTAAAGTATTGTAGACGCTATCTGTATAAGCTTTTGCTTGTTTAGCCTGTTGTTCTTTTTTGTACTCTTGTTCTGCAAGTTGACGTGCTACAATCTCTTCTTGCATTCTGTCTAATTTTGGCTTGAACTGATTTGCTTTTTGACCAAGCTTATCAAGATCTCTCCAGTCTTCAATCTCTGATTCAATTTCTTCTGGAGTTCCAAAGTTAGTTGCATAAAGATATTGTCTTGCAATCTCAGCTTGATCATATTCATCATCTGGATCCAATTCACGCATCTCTTCTACTTGAGCAAGAGTTCTAAACAATCCTTTCAAGTCTTGACCTCCATCTGCTACATATTTAGCAGCTAACTGAAGTTCTTCTGGAAGCGCATTAAAGAATTCTTTTGGAGTTGATTCTTTAACCTTAGCTTCTCTTTCTTGAAAGTTTGCTTCAAAGAGTTCTCTAAAATCTTTAGTGGTATATTCTTCTAATGGTTTGTCATCATCAAAAGGAATAAGTTCACCTTCCTCAATCATTTTAGATGCTAACTCAAATAAACCTGACTTATCAACTTTAGGTCTTCCTTTGTTACCTGCATCTTCTTCTTGAGTAATTAGATTATCAAGCTCTGCAATAGTCTCTTCTACTTCTACTTTCTTTTCCGCAGCTTCCTTTTTTTCTTCAGGAGTTGCTGCTGGTTTGTCAATGAACGATGTGTCAACTTCTGGCCCTTTAGAAAACAATGTTTTCTTTTCTTCTGGTTGTTCACCATCTGAAGGAAGCATTACACTTTCTGCACCTGGTGCTCCAAAGAGGGCATCAATATCAACTTCTTTTTGCTCTACCGTTGTAGAGTCTACAACCTGATCTTCAGGGTTTGTGTTGGTTTTTTCCATTACTGTTGGTTTTAATGATATACTATAATATACAAATAAATCTTTTAAATTTAAAGTACCCTCTGTAATTTTTTTGCATTATATAGCTACAGACTACTTTTTACTTTTATCATCCTTCTTAGAATCATATTTATTCTTATTAACTCTAGCAATTTCAAGTTGTTTATTTGCAATATCTTCTTGTGCCTGGATCTTTCTTTCCTCAATTCCCATCTTCTGAGCATGTCTAATGTTGTCATCAGATTGCTTTTGTCTTTCTAAATCTACTTGACTTTGATATTGTTCAGTTTCTCTAATATCTTTCATTGCATCTTGAAAGTCAGATACTTCATTCTTATTAAAATCCTGCATTGCTCCATATCCTGAAGCTCTAATTTCAGCAACAGTAATATTGTTTTGATTTTGCTTATCTTGTTTTTCAGCAGCAGCTTGAATCTCCATTTGTTTTTGTTTCTCTTGAGATGCAAGTTGTTCTTGTTGCATTTGCTGTTGCTGTTGCATTTCTTGTTGTTTCTCTTGTTGTTGTCTTGCTTCTGATTGTTTAAGAACAGTATTAAGCTGAGCAATAGAATCAGATTGAATAATTTTACCAAGGTCATATATAGATGCTCCGGTAGTATTATTCTGCATTGCCATCTGTTTAAGTTGTTCTAATACAGCTCTATGATTAGCAGTGGTAGAAACAAATATATTTAGATCGCGCATTAGAAGATCTGTGCCATTGATCTGGAAGTTGACCTTTTCATCATTACCTGTTATGTAAGTAAGTCTTGTTGAAGGTTTTGTACTATGATAATACTGAGCAAGATCAGTTCTCATCTGATGTACTCTTGGCATTAAATAATCACAGTGCTGAATAAAAAATACTTCTGTTTGTGCATAAGATGAAGCTATTGCCTGTTCTACTCCGGTAGCAGTTTGTTGTGATAACTGTTGTCCCATTCTTTGAGGGTTAACACCTATTACTTCATAAGCTTGTTGCTTAAAATGATTAGCTAACTGTATCCTTGACATTAATCTTTCTGTCTGAGATAGATCAAGTCTTTGGAAATGTTGGAAGTTTAATGCATTTTCTGTGTTTGTAATAGATGTATCCAAAGGAAGAATCTGGAAATTCTTCATTGCTACATATGCATTAGCATAATTTCCTTTACCCCAATCTTCTCCCAAAGAGTGTCTAGGTAAAGTGTTTTGATCAAGCATGATAATAGTTCCTAACTCATCTACTAGTATATCTGCTATCTGATTATTGACAATGTTATATCCAATCTGGTATGGCTTCATTAAGTCAATCAAAGCAGTAGACTTAGTATTTCTATCTGAGAAGACAGCTCCTTCTACCGGAAGCTTACATCCATATAGAGTACTGTCACCTTTAAATTGAAATTTTAAAGGTCCTATTTCATTTTTATCAACTCCCAAATATATTGGAGAAAATCCTCCAGGATTGTTCATACCCCAGAATGATGGAATATTTGGTCCTATTTTTATACCGCCCCAAACTTCATTAATCCAAATCCAATCTATGTGTTCTCCAAATACTAAGTTGTCTTTAGTTTTGTTTTTGAAAAGTCTTGTATCATAAACAGGTTTATCTTCTACTTTATAGCTTTCTGTAACTACTTCTGTAACTACTTCCCCATTGTCAGCTACTTTAGTTAAGTGACCAACTTTACGTTGAGACTTCCAGTATACTGTTGTAACTCTTAGTAAATATGCAGTACCTTGGTCATAGTAATCTTCTCCTTCTGAAAGAATTTGATTAATAATATCTCCTTGTGTAAGTACACTACCATTCATTGCTGAAGTATATTGTCTATAAGCAAGAGAAGGCATTTGTACGTTCCAATCATGTGACTTAGTACCATCATAAAAAGAACCATCATTTTGAAGACCTCCTATTGTATACCCTGCTGATCTAATTGGATAAACAGCTTCTAATGCTTCTAGTTGTTCTGTTGTCATCATATAACCATAACGGTCAATAACATCAGATGCTGTCATCATATCTGTTTTACCTACCCACTGAGATTGAGAAATATATCTTGCATCTGGAGACTTATGATAAAATGTAATTGCAGGATTCCACAACTCTACTTCATAGTCATCTTCCATCATCCGGAAATGCCAGAACTCTCTATCTGTAATGAGCATGTCACGGAAACCTCTTTCTTCAAGTTCATCCATTTTAAATCTTTCAACATCAACTCTATGTTGATGTGCCGCCCATTCTTCAACCATAGACCTATAGTCTTTTTTAAAAAAGGCTTCAATTTCTGGTAGTGTTTTGAGATTATCAGGAGCCATTTGTTGTTGAGCTTCTTCAGATTCTGGATCCAGTCCTTGTTCAAGTAAAGCTGCAGTAAGTTTAGTTTGTGCATCTGCTAATAAGACTTCTTCAACCATCTTACGCTTTTGCTCCAACATCTCATTATAAGAAAATTCATCAACAGCCCTGTATGTAAGTTTAGTAGATCTCTTAGCAAATTCAGCTACTAGAACATTAATAACATTTGGGATAATTGGATAGAACTTTAATTCCAAAGCAGATTGGTCTTCTTTAGTTAAGATTTCTACAATGTCTCTATAGTCATTGTCTTCTTCAACAATATAATCTGTTTTGTCAATAATCCCTTTGGCTAATTTATAGTTCTTCATTAACCTACGGGCATTTCTTCTTATCTGTTTAAGACCTTGCCACTCAACCCAGTCTAAATTCCAGGCTGCCCATTGCTGATCTTTTTCATCTCTAGGTAAAAATTGCAGAGGCTGAGTAATACTACCAATCCTGTTAGGTTTGGTTTTAGCACCCTCTTTTGCTTGCATTGCGTTAATTATCTGCATAATTCCTATTTAATATTTTTAAATGGTGATCTTTTAAAACTTTGACCATTTGCAAGTTGCCCTTTTCCCATATGACGGAAAGGGCTCCTATTTAATTTAAACAAATTTTCTGACTTTTGCAAGTTTTTGGCAGCATCATCCATTATTGTTCTTTTAGCAAAGCCTTTGTTTGAATGTTGAATTTTCATAAATGCTACCAATGCACAGAAAGAAACTAACCGGTCAACATTGACTCCTTCTGCATATTCTCTCATTTCTTTAAGAAGCATTGGATCCGGTATTCTTTCAATACCATATTTAGTTTTTACAATAGTTCCATCTGGTTTAGTTTCTACATCTAGTTCTTCTTTTGTATACTCTATGGCATAACTTAATAAGTGAGCTTTAAATAAAGTACCAGTATTTTTCCAACCATATTCTTGAAATACGTTTGCATTAGCACCAAGATCTTTTAAAAACATTATCTGACTTTTAGGTACAAGATACTTTTGTTTTCTTCTAGATATCATGTATTGAATAAAAAGAGAAATGTTATTCTCTATCACTGTCCATGCATTATACCATTCAATGATAAGTTCTAATTGTTGATGAGTTCTATTTATATCATCATATCTACCGCACCATGCAGCTACTATTTTGTCTTGCTCTATATAAGTCTCTGATTCTACTCCAGAATGTTTAGTTATTTCTATAGGAGCTTTCATAACATATATAGAACATAATGATTCTGAAGTTGTGGTTTTTCCTTCAGAAACCGGGTCAATTGATGCGTAGTAGTGTACTGCAAATTCTGGATTTGCTATTGGTCTTTCCCATACAACAAGACATCCAGTTTTATCTTCAGTTTTTTTAGACACTGGAAACTCCATTATTGGTCTTTTATTAGAAGTCTTAACAGTTGGTTTTCCATTCTCATCTGTTGAGATATCTAAAAATTCATATGGATATTCTTTATCTTCTATTCTTCTTTCTTGGGCACCCAATAAATGTGGAGGAAATACAGATACTGTTCTATGATCAAAAGCTTCTTTAATATTTCTTGGATGCTGAGAAATCCTTAACTGGTATTGCTCAGGACTTAATTCTTTTTTCCATTGTTCAAACTGTTCATCTAATGCTTTTAATGCTTGCTCTACAAGTGAATTACCATACTCATCAATATGAGGTGGCATAGACCATTGTTCCGGGATAAATAATCCTGACAAACCTTCAGTACCTTTATCATCTATTAGATTAGTCTGTACAGCATAAATATCATTTGACAGAGGATTAAGAATCATATCTTTAAGAGGACCGCACTGTGATAAATCACCCACAGAACCTGCAGCTATAAACATACCTGTAGTGATCATGCCAGATCTCATTGCAGGTCTAATATACTCATAGGTCTGATCCATCTTAGGTGCAATACCGCCCTCTTCATGGAAGAAGTATTTAACCGGACCCCCTACACCATTTGTTGGATCTTTCTCAAATGACATACCTTGAATGGTACCTTTGAGACCAACTTCTGTTTTTCTATCTCCTTTTCTTACCTCAATCTTTTGTTGCCACATCATTACTTTCTGTGGATTCATTGGACGGTACCATGCTGTGTGCTCATTTAAGAATGCAGCATATTCATCAAGAAATTTCCAAGAACCTTTTTCATTGATATAATCTTTAAGACTTGCTCCTAATTTAAGAGTAACTCCTGCTTCAAACCATAGTTGATTTATAAACTTACCCATATGATAATAAGAACTGGCAATCTGCCGTTTCTTAAGAATACCTGCATGTTTATAGTTTAATTCAGCAAGAAGCTCATATAAAGCCATATGATACTGAGCATCCCGGATTTTAGCAAAGTCAAACTTCTGTTGCTCTTTATCAAAGATTGGAAGGAAGTTTAGCCACATGTAATATTCTCTAGCTACAAACCAAGTGTATTCACCGTCTTTTACAATGATTCCTTTTCTACACTTTAGCTTTTGGTCATCCCAATAATTTATAAAGTCTTTTGACTTGAAGGGAGATGTACAATATACTCCATCTTTTCTAAACTTTGTTGACTCAGATATAAATACTTCATTGGTTGTACTGTTGAAGTTATATTTTCCGGGCTCTTTGAATATGCTAAATACAAAGTTACTGAAGTCCTCTCTGGAGTTAAAACTTGTACTTGTCCAGTTTCCGTTTTCATATGTTGGTATGTCTTGATAAATTTCACTCATGATTACTGATCATATGCCATTCCTAATCCACCACGTACTCTACTTGATTGTTCTTCTTGAAGATCTTTATATGCTCCTTTGAAAGATTGTCTTATTGCCTCATAATTTTTAGCTGCAGCAATAAGTGAATTAATATTACCATCCCGGCCTGCTGTAATAGTGGTTGTTTCCATATATCTAGCTAATCTATCTAACATAGATGAAATACCTTTGTAAGCTCTGGAGGTTGGTGTTTCATACATTCTCTGGCAGAATTGTAAGGCTGTGTAGATTGTATCATCTTCAGTAGAAAATTCTCCTTGTACCTGTTGCATTATCATATGTTCTTTATCCACATCCGGAGTAAAGAAAAAAGGATTAAGATCGGGATTAGGACAACACATATAAAAAAGATACATGTATATTTTAAGATAGTCTTCAGGATACTCATCCATAACATCTTTAAGTGCCTTTAAAGTGTAACAGTGTTCAGTTGGAATTACCACTCCATTCTGAACATCAAATAGTTTTGCAAACATTATTTCTTTTTTATTTTGTTTCTATTATCATGTATATAATGTATGATTGCCTGAACCTCATCAACTAAATAAGGTATTGCCATTGGAATAACTTCCTTAACTACAGGCTCTCCGTTCTCATCTTTCTTAGTAATAGGATATCCCCAGTTATCTTCTCTTTCTACTTCAAATGTTATATGATGAATAAATATCTTTCCTGGTTTTAATTTAGGATTATGCTTCAGTATAATATACATATAAATACTAAGCTGTAATGCATAATGATAAAAATGACAGTCATCTAATGAGTCAACAGGAGCAAGCATTTTTTTAGACTTGCCTTCCCAGTCTATGTAAGATTCTTTCTTAATCTCTTTATTAGTTTTGTAGTCAATGATGTTTACTTTACCATTGACTACTTCCACTAAATCTGATTGTCCACAGATACCAATTGATCTTAAATAGACCATATGTTCTGGATACACGCCTGGTTCTAGTTTTTGTAATGGTGCAATTTTAACACCATTTGTCATCTCACTTGGCTTAAATACCGGTACCGTAGTACCTTCTCTTTCCATTGAGGCTAATGAGCATAAATCATCTTCTCTCTGATTATGATACCATGTACCTAAATCAGTAGATCTATCAGCTTCATTTTTCCAAATTTCTTGAATGATAACAGGATCAATACCATACCATTTAGAGTTCTTTCTTTTAGAAGAAAGCTCTGCAACTTTTTTTGCATCAAATGGATTTTTGAAATGGGAAACAAGTGTTGTGACACTTATCCAATCAATAGCTTCACCATTTAAACTAGTGTAACTATGATCCTCTGCATTAAATACTATACTCATTTTTTCAATTGTTCAATAGCTAATATAGCTATGTTAAAGTTATCTATATCCTCAGACATAAGCATTGTCTTTAAGTTCTTTGCTACATCTG